TGGCTGTAAGCCACGGTGAACAGATACGGCACCTTCGTTTCAACCAGCACGTACAGCCACGCCTCAACTTGCTCCAGAGTGCATTCGTTCCACGAGTGAATGTTGATCGCGAGATCGAACCGCATGTGCGCATAACCGTCGATGAACTGCTGGATCGAAAGCACGGGAATTTCTGTGCCGAAATCCTCCACATATTTCCGGCAAAGCTTGGTTGAGATTGGAACTGCGTCCACGCACGCCACCAATTTAGCGTGCGGCTCCAGCGCGACCGCCAACCGGCCGTATCCCGCTCCGATGTCGAGCACGCGCATCTTGTCCAACTCGGGGAGGTATTTGTAGAGAAAATGGATCTCCGTATTCGAGTCGAGCCACATGCGCGTAACCCAGCCGAAGCAGGTATCGACCGTGCGCGCCCCGAATGGAACATCGCGCCGTTCCCCGCCTACGTCGTACACGCCATCAAACCCGACCCGTGTTGCGACGCGGCGAAACTCTTCTTCCAGTATGCTATCTTGTTCGACGTAGAGCGGCGACTTGGCGAATTGACCGCCTGCCGCCTCCACGCGCTTCTGCCAATCCTGCCACATGCCGCCCTTGAGCGACGCGAGAGCTTGGGCGTTCATGACTTCGCCTCCACTCCGTTGATGTCCCGCTCCCTGATGAGCGTGAGCACTTCGCCGTCCACCGTTACCTCGTCACCCGCCAGATGCGAGCCGTAGGCCGCGACGTGAACCTTCGTGCCGACATGGGCCAGTTCCACCTTTGGACCAGCCGCGACGACTTCCGCCCACACGCCGGTTTTGTCCCGGCAGCGTTCGGTGTCGGGAATGTGAATCAGTCCGATCATCCCGGGCTGCTTGAGCGGCCGGATTACAAGGAGATCGCGCAAGGGTCGAATCATGACTTCTTCGCCGACGCTGCCCGCCACCAGCCGTCCAGTTTCTCCTTCGCCATCCGGTGCTGCGGATGGGACGGATCGTGCAACGGCTCGTAGAGTGGGTTCGCCTTGTTGTGCGTCGCGTCCTGCGCGAGCGCCATGGGGTTGTTATCGCCCACCTGCTCGTCTCCCTTGATGAATGAGTCCTCGCCGGTCTGGATGGCGTGGCGCATCATTGCTAGCCGCACCGCCGAATTCTTCATCAGCATTTGCATTTCTGGCTTTTGGAGATCGAATCCCAGCGCCGTGGCGCCGCGCTCCGCCAGCGCGTTCGCTTTGTCTATCGCGATGTTCTCCTGCCTCACCGTCGCCTCGAATGCCTTGGCGTGACCGTCGAAGAAATCTTTCTCGTATTGCGACTGCGAGGCGAGCTGGCCCTTCATGCTTTCGGCAGTGATCGCAATAAGTTTCTTTGCCGCGGCGGGGCTGACGCTGTTCTCCTTGGCCCATTTCGTGAATGCGTCCGTGAGCGGTTGATTCCACGCGGCGTCGGGCAAGTCCTGCGGCTTGGTGATGCCGTAGTCCTTGGCCTCCTTCGGGACGCCGTTGATGGCGTCGAGCATGGCCGTGCGTTCGGCGCGGGCCTCTGGCGGCGCATTGTCGGGTAGTGGGATGAGCCCCTTCTTCCCTACGGCGGTGACGAGGTTGGCCGTGCCGCGGATCAACTCTTCGGGCGTCTTGTACTTGCCGAGGGTGTCCTTCATCCAGCGCACGTCCTCGGGAAGACGGTCGTAGCTGGACGGGTTGAGCGTGCCGTCAGACTTCAGCCAGTCGGTATGAAACGGCGTGCTGGCGTCAGGCGTAACGGGCGGTGTTACCGGAGGAGTAACAGGAGGAGTGATTACTTCGCTCATACCTTGCCCTCCGCTTTGGCGAGGCGAAGCTGCTCCGCCTTCTGCTCGGCTAGAAGTTGAAGTTCATAGTCGGTGTTCTCGTATCGAATCAGGTACTCCTCTTTACGCAGAAGCGCATCGGCGGCAGCAAACGCGAAGTCAGCCAGCTTGTCGTAGTCCTTCGGGTCGCTGAAATCGAATTTGTCGCGGAAGGCCGGCGCCAGGTTTTGAGCAAGGTTGCTCTGGCTTACGATTCGATCAAGGCGAACCTCGTGCGCGGTTTCGACGGTGCTCATGTGACCACCTCCGACATTTCCTTACCGGATTCTTGTGCGGCAAAGCTCACCACGTTTCCCGCGGGAGGAATCGCGTTAGAGCAAACCGGGGGAGATTGTTTTTCGATCAGGTAACTAACGCGCTTGTTTTCGGCCAATGCTGCTTCATTGGTTTTTCTCAGTAAATTGCGTTGATCGGACAACATCTTAATGAATGAAATTGCCATCAAGATTTGCGAAATTCCCAGTATGACCACAGCGATGATAAGGGGATTGTTCATTGGGCGTCCTCCCCGCTCGTGGTCTCGTCAGGGTTGTCTCCGTCTTCCTCGCCCGTGTCGAATCCGCCTACGACTTCGTTCGGCGTGAAAGTCATGTGCGTGGGCCGGCGCGCAATGATCTGGTCGTCGATGACCTCTTCCGTGGTGAGCTGGCCAATCGGCCCCTTCTCCCAAGATTTGTTGGCTACGCGCTGCCCTTGGTTCGTCGGATCGTCGTTGTAGTACCCTTTATCGCCTTCGCGGTCATCCACGATCTCAGTCGTTCGGCGCTTGACCTTCTTCCGCACCGGATCGCCATTCTCGTCGAGAAACACCCCGTAGCGGATGTACGCCTCGTGCGGGTAGTATTTGAAATACCACGCCACGACTGCGGGTGTCTGGTCGCCCAGCGGGCCACGCTTGGGCCGCGGCGGCACCTTGCCGGTCGGCTGGTCGCGCTCGAACCCCTTGACGCCGATGGTTTCGATGACGAGGCCGCTGGATTGCGTGCCCTGCGCTACGGTGCCGATGGCGGCGCTGACTTGCCGCATCAGCTTGCGCGAATACTCCAGCGTCTCAAATTCGACGTGGCGTTTCTTTCTATCGTAGTGGCCGATAACGGTTTTGCTCCCGTCGATGTCTTGCGTGAGGTCTCCGTTCTTGTGGAACTTGACCGGATCAGTGGCGATTTCTTCACTCATGGTGTGGCGTTATCTTTTGGTTACAGGTTTCTCTTTCTTGGCGACTTTCACATTGGCAGCTATGGCTAGCTGCCGGTCGATAATTCTCAAGACGGAGCGTGCCCCGTCGCGATGGATGCCGGCCGCGATCAACGAGACTCCATCGCGGGATTCGTTGAAGCGATAGGCGTTTTGGTCGTCGCTCGCACAGGCGGACAGATGTTCCAACACAAGTTTTTGCTCCGCTGTGCGTCGAGTTCCCTTGCCGAAAACGGTCTCGAATGCCCCGGCAAGCCTTCGCGCTTTGGCTCGGGCTTGCTGGAGGGCGTCGGATTTTGTGGCGTCTGGTTCAAGACTCATGGTTGTGGCGAAACCATTCTGTCGTTCCCGTTAAATCAAGACCTCTTCCCAGCTCATCGACGCGGCCATCGAAGCCGCGCCCGAGACGGTGGACGTGTAGATGGCCACATATCCGCCCGGAGGAAGAATCAGCGAACCTTCGAGGTCAAACAACCCGAACACGTCGGGCGCAGTCGTGATCGCTCCCGTCAGGCCCGCGCCAAAGATCGTGTTCACTGTGGGGGCGATGGGGAGCGTCGCGGCACTCGCCAAGAGGCCCTGTCCCGGCCCACCGCCATTGAACAACTGATTGCGCACGGTGACGGCGGTAACACCCGTCAGGGCGACTCCGCTGTAACCCGTCATCAGACCGACCGCGGACGCGGCGGCAAAGACCACCAGGAAACTCACTCCCACCTTGTTGAGCACCAGATTGACCGAGCTACCAGGAGGATTGGCGAGGCAAAGTCCGGTGTAGGTCGTCGCGAGTCCGACCGTAGTGACCTGACCGACAATCGAACCCGAGTACATATTCTTGCGATACGTGGTCTCGTAGTAGCGACCGTGGAGTTCCTGAGCGATGAGTTCGGCGGATTTGCCGAAACGCATAAGCGGCGTGGCACCATCTTGAGTGGTGACGGGACCGACCTGACCAACGAACGACTGTAGTGCGGGAATAGCCATGATGTTTTTGTGGGTTGCCGCCGGAGCGGTTTATACACCCGGTTTAGTTTTTAAGTGTGGCGGTGTTCGCCATCAGTGAGTCATGCAGGCGTGCGTGTCAATCCTAAGCCGCTTGGCTCTTGCCGCCGGTCATCTGCTCCTCGGCGGCATCCTGAAGGAACTGCGGCGACTTGCCGAGCCCCGCTCCGGCCTTGCCCAACTGCTCCGCCGCTTGCGCGGCCTGCTGCGCCTTGATCTGTTGCGCGCGCGCCTGCCGGATGGCTGCGACGCTATTGGCACCCTTCTTCGGCCGCATCGAATCGGGCGCCATGCCGGAGTTCAGCGCGTAGTCGGCGTTCACCTTGTCCATGTCGAAAATGTCGAGCACCTGGGGGTTCGTTTCGACCTGCGGCATGAGGAACTGAAATGTCTCCTCGGTGGCCCGGTTCTTCAGCGCCTTAAGCGCATCGGTCAGCCGATTCGAGATGACAACCTTGGGCATCGCCAATCCACGCTTGCCGTTGCCCAAGTCCACCATCAGAGAATCGGGAGCCTGCCCCAGTTTGCCCGCCCGGTACGCAATGCCAAATTCCCGCATCATGAGCGGATTCAGGAACTCCGTGATGCGCCGGCCCAGCGTCGGGGTGAAGTCGCCCAACTGCTCAGCCTGCCGCTGCGCAATCTCGAAGGCCGTCATCTTCTTGTCGAGCAGCGGCATCGAATTTAGCAACTTGAAGGCCTTGTTCATAAAGGCGTCGCGCAGTTGTTCTCGCCGCTGCTCCTGCATTTCCATGCCCAACTTGTAGTCACCCACCGTCGCCCACTCCTCGGGCTTGGCGTTGGGGTTGGCCGAGTCGTAAACTGTGTTGCCGCCGGCTCGAAGATCGACGTCGCCATCCAAATTATCCGGGGTCAGCACTCGCGGATAGGCGTGCAGCTCCGCGAGTGCGTCAAGGAACTGCTGCACGTAGTTCAACTGCCGAGCAATCGGCAAAGCCAGATACGACGGCCCGTAACCCCAAGGCGAATCCGTGCCCCACTTGGAAAACCGCTGGCAGAGCGCCGGCTGCTCGTCGTAGCCAGACACCCGAACCGGCTCCTCATTCGGAAAATCCATCGCAATGTAAACCGACGCGACCGGCTTGTTCGCCCCATCCTTGCGCTCCGGCAAACGGTCGCTGTCCTCCCGGGGGAAAATGCAATGCAGAAACTTGAACTTCTTGCCCAGCCCCTTTGCCCCGCGACACTGCCGCTCCATGTCCTCGGGAATCTTGTCGTCCTTCCGCTGGAACAATTGCTTCGCCTGCCGGTACGTCATCTCGAACTCGCGAAACGTGGTATCGACCACTCCCTCATCGTCCTCCTCGATGCAGTACGTTCCGATCCGAGCGTGCCGATAGTTGAACAGCGTCTTCTTTCCCTCCTCCACGATCATCAAGTCCGTCGCAAATACCGACACGCCCAGATAAGCCATGTCCACCACGGAATAGAAATTAGACCGCGCTCGCTCCTCGCGGATGACGTCACTCGCATGAGCCAGCCATTTCGTCGCCTCGTCAATGCCCGGGTCGTCGTCGTCCTTTGTCTTCAGCTCGTCGGGAACGACGTACTCGCCCCACGGCTGATTCGGCGGCGTCAGCCAGTTGTATTGTCCCGTCTTCAGCGCGTGCGCCGCCTCAATCATCGTCGTGTCGAAAACCAATTCCGTCCAGCCGCTCACGCCCTCGGTCTTCGTCGTCTGGATGTCGCTGTCCTTCGGTAGCGCATATTGCGAAATATACTGCCAGTCCGAAAGCCAAATTCCGTCTCTCTTAGATTTTAGACCTCCGTACCTCTCCAGAAGCTCTTTCGAAAGTTTATCAGCCATGTTATCGGACCTTTTTGACTGGCTTTCCCCGTGCAGCAATTCCGCCCAGATAGGTTTTAGTAATGATGTGCGGCTTTCCGTCGATCATCACAATGTCGCCCTTCTTGTACCGCTTCGATTTGGTGGATTTGGCCATTTCATTATCCCTTCTTATAGCTGGCCGGCGGCAGCATCGGGCTGCCCGGCCCGCCCATATTCGTGCTCGTGTCGCCCGCGAAGATCGTCTTCTTGACCGACTTCTTGAGCAGGTTTTGCCGGGCCAAGTCCTTTTGCGCCGCGAGGACTTCGGCGCTATCGGCGGTCACGGGCGGAGCCGGCACCGGCACCGGGGCAGAATCAATGGCACTTGCCGCGTTATTCCCATTGTTGGTGAAAAGACCTGCCGGGTCCCAGAAGTTTTTCGCGCCCCCCCCCTGGCCTTTTCCGATAGTAAGCCCGAGAGGGTCAGCGAAATGTTTGGCATTAAATCCGCCCATGATGAGTTAAGGCACGTATGCGTTCAGTTCTCGTAAAATGCAAGCTTTTGGTTTTGGCGCGCCCCCAGGCGAGGTACGGCAACTCGTAGGGTGCCAGCGCCAATGCTTCGGAGATCGAACCCACGAGCAGATAGCAAAACCACGCCCGGCCATAGCCGGCCAGATAAAACGGCTCCGCGGCCAGAAACATCCGCTCGGTCTGGATTATGACGTTGGGCGCCGTGCCATAGTAGGCGATCATCTCCTCCCATGTTGCCGCCGGATCAACCTGCGCCAGCAACTCCCGCGCGCGCTGTTCGACCGAGGGCATGGTCAGCTCATCACAGGTCCACTCCCATGTTCTGCCCGACATAGCGCGTCCCCGCTGAATTCGCCCCGCCGCTGTTCGTCAGCGCCGTGGAGGCTTCGCTGCAATCGTTGTGCGTCACAAACCACTTGCCGGCCCCCGAGTCGATGATTGCGCCTGTGCCCGCCCCCAGCAGCTTGTTGCCTGTCACCCCTCCGCCGCCGCCTCCCCCACCGCTACCCGTTGTCCCGCCACCCACCGGCGTCTCGTCCGGCTTGTTCCCCACGGCCGTGCGATCCTGAGACTTGATCTGCTCCGTGTTGGTAGTAGCTTGGTTTGCTATGTGCATGGCAGGAAATTCAGCGCAGCACTTGCGCCGGGCCGCGCCTCATCGGATAAGCACCTTCACCCGGGCCGCGCAATACCTTTTTCGGCATCTGGCGCGAAGCCTTAGCCGTCACGCTCATCCCCTCCAGCATCTTGCTCCGGTCTGCCTCGGCCATCGTGCGGAGCGCATCGCACAAATGGGAATACTGGTTGTGAACAACCACGTCCGTGATGATGTTGTTTACTGTATCCTCTTTCTTCGAGTAGTAGTCGAGCGAGTCAACACCGCTCGGCACTTCGGCCAGCGGGCTTCCGTCTGCCATTGACCCCGGGGGCTGATAGCCGACCGTGCATTTCACGCTGTTGATGTAGATGCGCGAGAACATGCCGCGCAGGTGCCCGATTGAATCCCATACGCTCGGCGTGCGATGCACGATCTTGACGTTGCGCAATCCGGCGTCGAGCAGGTAATCTCTCGTGCTCTTGCCGTGCTGGTCATGCTGCGCGCCATCGTGCGGCAGGTAATGCGCGCCGACGAAATTGTTGTAATCGCTCTCCCACTCCTTTGTTTTCAGGGCGTAGTGCGCCGGCGTGTATCCCGTGCGCGAGTAGCAGTCGAGCAGGATGATGTCCCGCCCGCTGAACTGCACGAGCCAGATGGCCCAGCAGTCGCCGATGTCGCTGTGTCCGATGTCCCAGAAGGTGTAGAGGGGCGACTCGGAATCAACGGCCATTGCGCGCAGCCGGCCATCCTTGCGCGTCGTGTCCATGCAGGCACCATAGATCGCCGCGGCCAGGCTCGCCGTCACGTCGCACTCAAATTGCATGTTGTACGCCGCGTCGCCGATCTTCTCGCGTTGGATGGCCATTTCCTCATCGTCGAGAATGCCGCTCTCACTCGCGCGCAGCATGAGTTGAAAGTGGTCGGCACGGCCGCGGTATCGCTCGAACTCCTTGAGCAGATTATGCCGCCCGCGCAGAATGCCCATTTTGACTTGCCAGCCCTTGCGATCACCAAGCGCCGGCACGACGATGGAATCCACAACTGGCGAAATCTCATCGCACTCGTCCATCACAATGCCATCCAAGTACAGCCCCATGCCGCGGTCATTGTCACTCCCATAGATCGTCACACGTCCCTTGTTGGGGTATTCGACAAAGAGCTCGCTCTCGCTGATCTTGATTCCAGGTATGGGAAGGGCGAATCGCTTCAGGTATTCCCATGCGATTTCCTTGGCGCGTACCCGCGTCGGGGCCATGAAGGCAAAACGGGGCGGGTTCACTGCCTGCTCTGGCGGAAGGTGGAGCGATAGCGCGGCGCGTTGCAGGTCATTGACTGCGGCAACGGTCTTGCCTGCTCTCCGGTGGCAGATGACTTCCGCCCATCGCTGCTTGCGTGCATGGAAGCCAGCGAAGGCATCGCGCGGGGTGTACGGTATCGTGACGAGCGGCATGTCAGTAAAACCACTCCTGCCCCCAAGCGTTGATCTCATCCCATTTAACGCCACGCTTCGCAAGTTCCTTAGCTGCCTTGCTGGTGGCGTCTTCCCTCGTCATTAGATCAGCTTCGTCAGGAACAATACACAGGTGGGGGGTTTGCCGAATCGTTTTTAATCCGAACCACCACCACGGGCTCTTTTGATTCACGCGGGTTTCAATTACAATGATGTGAAGTGTCATGCTCTAAAACCCTCCCTCGCGTCGCCCCGTAATGCTGCCGCCTGGGCTGCTGGGCTCGAGGAATCCGAGCGTCTTGCGCTGGATGAGCTGCGCGCGTTCCCGGCTGGCCATCGTGTCGCCGGGGTTGCCCTCTCCCTCGAGCTCCTCGCGCTGCCAGGGCTTGCCCCTCTGCATCCCCTCCGGCGTCGCCATGCTCCCGGTCTGGTACTGCGGCGCGGGGTTAGCCGGCTGTGCGCCCTGCAAGCTCATTCGCTTTTCGGCTCTGTTGTGGCGTGCGTCACCGTTGTCGTCACGCTCGCACCCGGCGCCATCCACTGCACCACCAGAGGCCCGCCCTCCGCGCCCGTAACCGCCAGCTTATCGCCGTAGCGCCCGGGCTTCAGCTTTGAGAGCAGCCATTTCAGCGAGTCCACTTCCAGCTTGCTGCGCTCTACGCAATCGACGTGCTTGCGCTCTACAGTGCCGTCACCTTTCTCCGTTACGATCTCGCCTTCCCTGTGCTTTTGCGATGCACGCCGTATCTCATCGGACCACGCCTCAAACTGCATATCCCTCGCGCGCGCGTAGCGTTCGGCAAACTGCTTGTCATCAATCACCCTTCCGCAGTAAGTGCTTGCTGCCGGGCAACCGAACTCCTTGAGGTCTGAGCAGATACCGCGTAGGCTTTCTCCCTCAGCGATGCGTGCGAGCACTTCCGCGTCAAAGTCGCGGTTGGTGGCGCCGGCCATGGGCGGGCCTTACTTTTTGACCGGGTTGACGATTCCGTTGAGGATCGCGTCGCCGGTATCGACTGAGCAGGTAGTATTCACGGTCTGGGTGTGGGCTCTTTTAGTCCGTGTGTCCAGCGCAAATCGAAGAGGTCATCGAGGGTTATAACCTTGCAGGTGCCCTTGTGCGGTTCTCCGGGGTTGACCGGCTCCCAGTCTGGGGAGAGTTCAACGAGGAGGGCTGATTCGCGCTTTATGCCGAGCAAGTCTATTGCGGCGTCCCATGCGAAGCGAACGCGGGTGCCGTCGTCGAATGTTATCAGGTCGTCGTGCGTAAATCTCGGTTGTGGCGTCATGCTGAATTGGTGGTTTTGGCGCGCGCGAATTGCAAGAGCTTTTTGACCTGGGTGGGCGCGGCGGCGCGGCGCTTGGAGTCTGCGATGGGCTGAATGGGCAGCTTGGCGCGAGCTGGCGCGGTTCTGCCGCTTGGCGCTTCACGCTGCGAAATAGCCTCGGTGTTGGTGGTGGCGTTCATGGGCTGGGGATACCTCCTAGTGGGGTATTTTTAAAAACGCAACTCAAAAGGCTCTCGCGCCGCCCAAGGCAAACCTTGAATGAGGTACAGATTGCGGGCCTTGAGCTTGAGGGGAAGCGGGATTGGCAGGGGTTTGCCCTTGGTTTTTCGGGCGGGTTTGGCTTCGAGCTGGGCGTCTGCGACCATGTGGGGAGAATTGCGCCGGTGGCGGGCGAGAGTCAAGCCCACGGGTTGCGGGCGCTGGCGTGGCGCGGAGGGGCGAAGGCTGAATCGCGCTGGCTTCGGGATACCTCCTAGTGAGCGCGGGGGCAAAAGGCAAAGCTATTCAGGGGCGATCAGCCTTCGGAGTCGGGCTTGCGCGTTGGCAATCTTGGCGATTCGCCTTGGGGTCTGCTTCAGGCGGGATAGGCGCTCGATCCTTTGGCGGATGCGCTGCGCGGTGTCTTCGGCTTTGGTGCATGGCGCAATTCTCGGCCATGCTTTCGAGTGCTCGGCGATGTGGCAGCCGTGGCAAAGCGTCTGAAGGTCGGCGACGCTGCACGCGCACAGATCCGGCCGATAGACGACGTGGTGAACTTCAAGTTCGGCTTTGCTTCGGCACCGCTCGCAACGTGGCGAAATCTGGAGTTTGGCCCCGCGCAAAAGTCTCCAGTGCTCCGATTGCATGTACTCTTGGTATTTCATGGGGCTTGGCGCTGCGCTTCGGAGTCGGATCGGATCAAGTCTGCCCTTCGGGCCGAGCGAGGCTTTCTGGCGTTTTGGGCCAGAGCGTCGCGCGCCGATGGGTTTGGCGGTTGGCTTCTGCCCTTGCGGTCCTTCGCTTCGTCTCTCTTGCCTGCACGGGTGAAAACCTCGTCGAACACCGATGCAGGACTTTGCGCCAACTACCACCCAGCGGGGCCGATTTACTGAGAGGGGCCGGCTCTCGGCTCTTTGGGTTCTCGGGCTTGGCTCGTTCGTGACCGCGGCCGAAGGGAGAAACCTGCGGGGCTTTTCCTTGGCCTACTCTTGCGCGGTCGGAAGGGAGTTCCCTTTTTCGCCTGCGCGCTACCATGGCCAAAGAAGAAACCCGAAAAAGAACGTTTATATCATAGGTTCGATTAACCAAGAAGTTTGCTTAGCCCGTCAATTCGGTGTGGTAAGGCTCTGAATCATAAAGCGGGAAACGAAGAGCAAGCGAATGCCGGACGTTTTGTGCCGCAGTTACCCACTCAAGATTCTCAACCCTATTATCGCACCGAATTGCATTCTTGTGATTAACAACAGGGAGAGAATCTGGATTTGGAATGAACGCTTCCGCCACCAGACGATGAAGCTGAACGCGTGTTTTCTGTTTATCCGAACCAAAATAAAACGAAGGGTAGCCCTTCCTGAGTTGAGGGCGAAGGATGCGCGCCCTATAGGTTACAACGTATCTTCCGCGAAGCGCATCATGCTCGGTGACGCGAATGCGACCGATGGAGCTTATCTCATATCGGTTGAAACGTTTGATGGGTCTCCAAATTTCCATAAAAAACCTCCGTGCGGCTAGACGCGGAGGTTTCAAACTGACACGGAAAATGGACACCTTGCGCTAGCCGGCGCGAAAGAACGTGCGCAAGGTGCAAGCGCGGACATTGCGAGTCAACACAAACGCGATGCGCGAAACAAAAACGTGGTGTAGTGCGGACATAGCTCAATGGTTTAGGACAGCAGACATAATTTATGCTTGTTTTGTGTGCGATACGGGCCGATAGTGTGATTCCCGACAGATTCTATTTCCCCTCCAATGAAAAATCTCGAAGACAAAGCGGCCGAATTTGCTACTTGGGCGTTTCGACAATCCGGGTCCGGTGCGCTCCATCACCGCGCCGTGCGAGCATTCCTCGCGATCTGCGAACAGGCGGGGTACCAGTACGACCCGCGGGATTATCAGATCAACGGAGCGTCTATCTGTCACAGCTACGACCAAGTTGCTCAATTCGCCGAAAGCGTCCGCGTCAACGAATGCGACACGCGCAACGGTCGATAACCCATTTCCGCCCACAACTCAACCTTGCGCAGCAAATGAACTTCAAGAAATGGCTCGAAACCTTCTGCTCTGAAAAAGGCATCGACATGGAGCAAAGGCTTACCGTCGCCGGCCTGTCTGGCGAAAACAGCATCCCGGTTGGATGCGTGATCGAGGCGATCAACCAAGCGCCCGCATCCGAAAAGGCAGCGATTAAAACGATGATCGTCAAAATCGACTTCATGAACGGCGACGTGATCCCGTACTTTCGGCATCTCGCGCAAGCTATCGCAATCTAACGGCAAAAAACAACCCCAATGAAAACCACAGCACAAGATTTTCTTAGTCTAGAATTAACCGCAAAACAGCTTCGAGAAGCTGAAAGTAAATGGGCCAAGCTCGACAAGGTTTACAGTGGCCCGGGTTGCGACAAGCACGGCTTCGGATTCAACCTAGATAGTAGATTCTCTTCCTTTAGGGTTGAGGTTTCTCTTGATAGCTGGAGCGGATATTACGGCAACTCTTCGTGTTCTACCTTCATCTCCGTTTGCGACCGTGAAGAAGCCGCGAATGCCCTCGTTTCGTGGTTGAATAAAAACCGCGCCCAAGTGCTTGCCGGTATGGCAGAGATAATCGAAAATAGAAACGAGGCGGCAAAGGCGGCTTACATTACCGAGCTTCAATCAGAGCTTTCCCGACTTACCCCTCCCGTCGCCTAAAACCACTTTGCTCGCAAGGCACAACGGCTTCTTTCGAGGTTCCCGCAGGTCGAGTCACAGCTAACCCCACCGCCTAACGTCCGCCCCCATGAAATCCTTGGATCAACTGAAAAGCGAGTGGGCCGCATCCTGCGCAGCGTATGACCGTAACCAGCCTCTAGCGGTTGCGAAATATAAGGCGATGTTTGCGGGCTCGCCCAAGACCGTTAAGGGGTTTTCTGAGGCAAAGGCGATTGCCGAGAAGGCAGACGCGGAATGTCGCATGCTTCGCGCAGTGGCGTTTAAATCCTTTGGCGTGTGGTTGGAGTGGCCGAAATGATAACGTGCGCTAAATGCGGTTCGCTGTTGGCCGTTGCCGACAAGTGCCCGCGATGCGAGGCGCAAATTCTGAAAGACAGGCGATCAATTACCATGAGAAAATACAAAGCATATATTTGTTGGCTTGAAGATGAAGTTAAGAGGCTAAAAAAATCCGCGAGCATCCCCGAGGGATGGGCGCTTGTTCCGATCCAGCCGACGCCCGCAATGATTGATGCTGCTGGCATGGGATGGATAGTGTCGCCAGCCAACCTGTCAAAACGCCTGCGAGTTTACGCTGCAATGGTGGCGGCAGGCAAGAAGCCGGCCTAAAGCTATGAGAACAGACACGCCAATCACCGAGGAGCTATCCGCAAAACTAACCCGCCAGCGTGCGAGCGACGGCGAGGCATATGCCGCGATGAAGATCAACGCGGCACGCTTAGAGATCAAAGTTTGCGCCATGGTAAACGCTCTTTCTTCCATTGCCGAATACTGGAATGGATCACCAGATGCAGCGGTTGATGCTGCCGAAGAAATGCGGACGCGTGCCGAAACTGCGCTCGCCGCGTCATGCTTTGACTGCGAACAAGACGCTCAAAAGGATTACTTTAACCCATATCATCCCATGACCGCGAAAGCCGCACAGCACACGCCCGGACCTTGGCAGGTTGAAACAAACAACCGTTGCCGCGATACGTTTGTCGGCCCCGTGATGGGTGGGCAACGTATCTGCGAGGTCTTCCATCATGCCACAAGCGGCAACCCGCATCTGGCTAACGCCCGGCTGATCGCCGCCGCGCCAGAGCTTCTGGCCGCGCTGCAAGCGACAACCGCCGAGTGCGAACGCTACCTAAAGGACATCGGCGACTGTGACCATTCAGTAGGCGTTTGCTGCTGTGAACTGAAACGAACGATTGAAACAGCCCGCGCCGCCATCGCGTCCGCGACCGCCTGACTTTACCCGTCATGTCTATTTCCCAACACAACCGCGCCGAGTTCCCCGCGCTTGCCAAGCTGCGAGCGGATACCGGCTGGTATCTATCCGAAAAGGCCGGGCACGACCTGACGCTAACAACCGAGGGCCGGGCGCAAATCGAGCTTGCCATGTCCGAAATCATCTTGGCCGGATGGGGCGCGTGGCAGGACACGCAAACGCGGTTGGCCAGTCACGCGGAGATTCTGAGCGAGGCGAAACCTTAAACTATTTTCAACATGAACGCAGAACGACGAAATAGAATCGAGAACCTATCCACTCAGTTGCGCGGAATACAGGAGCAACTGACTGAAATTAAAGATGTCCTTAGCAACATCCGTGACGACGAGCAAGAGGCGCACGATAATATGCCCGAGCCGATCCAAGCGGGCGCTAAGGGCGACGCCGCTCAAGAATGTGTCGATCAACTGAGCGATGCTGTTGACGGGCTAGAAACCCTCGAATCTGAGGCAGGCAATGCGATTGAAGCACTCGAAAATGCGACCAACAATTAGCCATGATCCCCGCCCTACTCCTCGCCTCTGCGCTCGTCTCCGTTCCCTCTCAGGAGGTCGATTCCGCGCGCTTCCTGGCCGCTGTGCGCGAAGTCGCGGGCACGGCGGGCACGGCAAGCCCGCTGGGGCCGTATGACCTGACGCGGGTAGTGTGGCTCCAGCACATGCCGAGAACGCCCTACATCTACGCCAGGGACGAAGGGTATGCGCTTTTAGTGGCCAAGCGCCATGTCCTATGGCTGACCGCGCAGCTAAAGCGTGCGAAAATGCCGGTCACCGCCTACGCCCTCGGCGCGTGCTGGCGCTTGGGCCTGACCGGAGGCAAGCGAGCCCTGCAACGAGGCGACCAAATTCTCTACGCCGATAGTGTGCATAATTTGTACTACGATAAACAACGCTAATAACATGGACCCAAGATCACAACTGGAACACGAGGAGAATATCCTCGAAGAACAGCTAAGCGCGGGAGAAATCTCGCTGGCAGAATACAACGAATCAATCCGCGATCTTGAACGCGAATACCGAGCGGAAGCCGAGGAGTCCGCACAGGAAGCGTACCGCGATACGCTGGAGAACTTTTGACATGACCACCCCCGAAATCCACTCCTCGCTCCCGCCCGCCCTGCGCGCCCACATCACCCGCGACGTGCGCAGAATCGCCAACGAATCTCTAGCCGCCGGGTTCGCCATCGGCGCGCTGCTCTCCTCCGCGTTCTGGCTCTGGCTGACGTGGAAATAGTTAAAGACGAAATAAAGTCTCGATTTCCGTGCGATAGTAACCATTATTCCCAACATGAAGCGCGCCACCCGCACATTTCACGCCGACGTTTTCGACCAAGATTGCGAAGTCGGCTACCACATCGCAGACAGTGGCACGATGGCCGAGAAGCCAGAGGCCGTCATTGACCACGTTACCAACTACAGCCTCGGGACCGAACTACTCCCGACGCTTGACGAGCAGACCGTCGAAAATCTCGCCCGCGAAGCCGCCGAGTGGTTCCGCGACGCGCAAGCCGCCGACCGATTCGGCGTGGAGAGCGTTTAACATGACAACGCAAAAGCAGGAGCTACGTTTCGACCTGGAGGCGCGTTGTGAGGTCTTCGTCACGGCGGATGAGATTCGCCATCACCGCGACTACGCCAAATCAATAGAGATTGTTCATCCTGATTCACGGCTCTATGCCCTGAAGGCTATCGCTGTGGACTGCGCACAGACTCGCATCAATCTTTCAAACGCGGAGAGGCACATAGAAGTCACCGCGTACCCTACGTCTGCCGACGTGAACATCGACCGCATCAACTGGCAGGAGCTGGCCACCGAATCCCATGTGTAAAATCTTCGTTCAGGTCGCAGGCAAAGCAGGCCGGCCCCGCTCAAAAAACAGGCGCGTCATGCTCGGCGGGGCGCTGGTGGACGCGAAAACAAAGCGCATCATCGAACGGCTTGCGCCGCAGGCCGGCAACGTGGGGAGGTTGCATGACCAGACCTACGCCTTCGTCAAACTCGCCGGCTTCAAGCCCGATAAACATCTTCCTGCCGGCGGGGCAAAGACTGGCCGTTAGGGGTAGCGGTTACAGCCAAGACCTGCCGACAGGATCAATTTCCCTCCAATCAATCCCATGAATCCAAACCAGTCCGAATTCATCGTAGAGCCGCCGCAAGATGCCGGCAAAGTCGCGCCGGTTGGCGCTTCCCCGCTGTCTCTTTTAGAGCGCGTCCTATCTTCCCCTGAGCTGACTCAGGAGAAAGTATCGGTAGCAAAAGAACTCATCGCCATGTGTCGCGACCAGCGCGCCGAGGACGCCAAGGCCGCGTTTGCCAAGGCGTTTTTTCAGCTCCGCAAGAACATGCCGGAAATCTACGCGGACAAGGAAGCCAAGACGCGCACCGGGGAGACGGCATACACGTACTGCTCGGAAGCCGAAATCTCCAGAATGATCGAACCGCACCTGATGAGCTACGGCTTCGCCATGCTCTTCGGCCAGTCCGAGCACGACGGGCGAATTACCGTCAAGGTAACTCTCATGCACGAGGGCGGACATTCCGAGGAACGCGAGTTCACCGTACGGGCCGGCGCGCCGAATGCCATGAAGGACGCCGCCGCGTGCGACTCTGGAGGTGCCACGACCGCATGGCGCCACTTAATGATGAAGTGGTTTGGCCTCAAGTCGCGCATCTCGGACAACCAGAACGCCGCGATCGAAGGCGAGAAGATCGGCCCGGACAAAATTCAGTGGCTGCAAGAGCAGGTGCGCGAGACGGGCAGCAACGAAGCGCGATTCCTGGCGATGGCCGGCGTCGCGTCCTACGCCGAAATTACCGAGGGCATTTACCCGGTGCTCGTCCGCAGCCTCAGCATGAAGGCCAAAAAGTGAAAACCCTCGACGTAAAACAGCACTCCGTGGAGTGGCATCAGGCGCGGCTCGGCGTCGTCACGGCGAGCGAGGCCGACGCGCTCATCACGCCGACATTCAAGGTGTCCGAGGGGAAGGGCGTTGAGACGTACCTCTACAAGAAAGTTGCAGAGAAGTTCCTCGGCTACGCCCCAGAGACGGGCGGGACGTTTTCAATGGAACAGGGGAATGTTATAGAAACGATTGCCCGCCCCTGGTACGCATTCCAGTACAACACGGACGTAAAAGAGGTCGGGTTTTGCGTGAGCGATGACGGTAGAATCGGAGCCAGCCCTGACGGGATGCTTCCTGACGGAAGCGGGCTGGAAATCAAAAGCCCGCAGGGCGCGGCCCATTTGAAGTATTTCGTAAACGGCGAGGTTCCGCCCGAGTACCGGGTTCAAGTCGCGTTCAGCCTGTACGTGACCGGAGCGCCTTACTGGACGTTCGTTTCGTACCACCGCCAGCTTCCGCCGCTCGTTGTGCGCGTGGAGCGCGATCCCCGACATATGGCCCTTATCGAAACGGCACTCGGGGCTTTCTTCGACAAGTTCGACGCGATCTACGCCAAACTCAAGACTTGGAAGGACGCGGCAGACGCGCCGGCCCGCGCCGCCTACGAAGCCCAGAAAGCCGCCTACGAGGCCACCGGCAAGATTCCAGACTAACATGACGCCCGCCGAAGCCATAGCATCCGCCGTGCTGGAGAGCCATGGAGCCGCATGGTACGTCACGGAGCCGACGCAGCACGAACGTCGCCAGCGCGTAATTGAGAGCGCGGCGAAGGCTCTGCAACCCATCCTTGACGCCCTGCTGGCCGACCACGCGAAGGCCGCAGCGGCACAAAACCCGACATGAATTCCGAGGACATAATCAAGCTTTTGAGGCTGAAACATCACGAGGATGTATTTGTCCCCGAGTGCAAAGATGGGCCAACTCAAAGTGTCCAGAGTTATTCCCGCATGGATGCGTGGGTGATGCCCCGGAGCTGGTCGAATCCCTCTTTGATCGGATACGAGGTTAAGGTTACTCGCTCTGATTTCTTGGGAGATACCAAGTGGAGAAATTATCTTACGCTCTGCAATTACCTGTATTTTGTGGCACCTCCCGGCGTGATCCTCGCCAATGAACTACCGCCAGAAATCGGATTCCTTGAAGTCTCAAAAACCGGAACGCGGCTGTTCACAAAAAAGAAAGCGATGTACCGGGAAATCCCCGACCCATCGAGCCTCTTCCGCTACGTCCTGATGTGCCGTTCAAAGATCGTGTCAGAGTTTGCTCCGGCCAATCATCGCGGATACTGGAAGGAATGGCTTGAGAAGCGGGAGATAGATCACGTTTTCGGACTTCGCGTATCAAAGTCCATCGGCGAGACAGTGGAGAAAAAGATACTGGAGGTCGAACGCGAGAACTCGGACCTTCAGAAAAAGATGGCTGCTTACGACGCTCATATCCGACTTCTGAAATCACTCGGCCTTGGCGATGACTGTTCTGAGTTGTCATTCGGCAATAAGCTGAAGGATATTCGATCTGGTCTCTCGCACCAAGATCAGCAGGCCATCGCCCGCGTCGCCGAACTCATGCCGCAGATCGCGGCCAAACTCACATGACCGCCCAGCCCCAGCTCCCCGGAATGCCGCCCGAAGATGCCGCCGTGCGCGTCGGCAGGGCCACGTGGCAGAACGTAATGGACGCCCGCCAGGGCAACCCGGCCTTCAGGCTGACGGAAGATGCCTTGATCGTATGTTTGCGCCCCGCCTTGGCCAAGGAACTTCCAAAGCGGGCACGCGCAGCGAACAACGGTGCGGCCCGCAATGCGCTGTTCGATGCCATCGCCCGAGGATTTGGGCATAACGGCAAGATAACGCGCGCCGCAGCCGGCACGATTGGCAGCGCACTCGCGCAAATCCGAGAAGTTGACCCGACCGTTACCGCCGAGGATTTGGAGCGCGGGGCCAAGTATTGCCGCAAGAAGTGGCCGGACTGCGGGCCGATGTGCTTGAGCGTGCGGTGGCACGAAATCACGGCCAACCGATCCGAACGTACCCGCGCCTCGAAGTCCGACATTTACGTGGAGCCGCCGCCCGGCTGGCGCGAGGTTGCAAAGAAGCGTTACCCGGACGCCCTCGAATGGACTAACGCCACGGACTTTGAAACGATCGGTTGGTTCGACGTTTCGCCACTGTTGCGACCGGAAATCCTGAAACTCATACCATAAACACCATGGCTGGAAGCTACGCACACCTTAGAACCGGATGGAGCCTAATCGAAACGATGGGCGACGCCTACGAAAGCACCGAAGAACTTCTTTGGCTCGTGCAACGCGCCATCGGGACGAAGGAGGCCACGCGGCTTCTCAATGAGGAGTTTTACCCGATTGCCCGAGGCGAGCGCCCCAAAGATGAGGCCATGCGCTACGTTGAGAAAAAGATGCAATCCTAACTATGACACCCATGAAATCCACACCCAAGAAACGCGGCCCCGGCCGCCCGCCGCTTCCCAAAACAGAAGTTCGAGTGCCGGTGAAGATTTGCCTTCACCCGAAACAAGCGTGGAGGCTTTTTCAACTTGCCCAAAGCAAAAAGCTGTCAATGAGTAAATTCGTTGGGCAACTTATTGACGCTGAGAAGCTGAAATAAGCTGGCCACGAATAATGCTTGCAACTTTCCCAACCCTTCTCCTCTGTAGCCTTCTCTTTGTGAAAACTTTCTCTTTTCACGCTATTCCCGGCAAACCCTGCTCGCCGTGAGTGAGGCGCAGACGAACGAACCCCGAAGAATCCCAATCCCATGAAAGTCCTCCCCGGTCAGCCCAAGCGCACCCTCGAACAGTCCGACGCCCTACGCAACGCCTGCGTCAAGGGCATCGCCGACAACCTGCCCATCAAGGTCATTGCAGCCAACCTCGGCATCGCCGAAACCTACGCCTACACGATTCTGCGCCGGCTCGGCTACGAGAAGGTCATCGTCTCCGTTGACGAGCGGTGGATAATCCACCAGCTGCGCGCAAAGAAGGGCCGATTCGTGGAGGGCAAAGCATGAAGAAGCCAACCGATTGGGCATGGACGGAAGATCGAAACGTAGAGTCCGAACAGTGGCACGCAGGCGGTGGGTCTCGCGCATCGGCGATAAAAACCGCTCGCGAGGCCCGATTCAAAACGTTTGTAATCGCTCCATGCCGCCCCGCAACAAAGCGCGACGTGCGCGATTGGTGCGGAGAAAACGATCTGTGCCCCGGAGATATGGTAGTCGATTCCGATCACATGGAATTTTTCCCAAAGGAAAGGAATCGAAAGCTATGAGCCTCACCGACCGCCTCTTTTGCGCGCTTCGCTGGCTCCGCAACCGGCTCCCGCTGTACTCCTACAATCGCGTTTGCGCTGATTGGGAGCAGGGCAGACTCGAAGGAATCAACATGGAGCGCGCATCCAACGGCTGCTATCGCGGGCCAAAGGGGCGCTACGTCAGCCTCTCTTCGCCGAACGACCAAGTTCAGAGGCGCCCAGCCTCCACCGATAGCAACACTCACTGACGTTTATGGGCGTTCTCTGTAACGCCTGGTTCGCCTCCTTATATGACCACACACGAAGCAACTTTCTATCTCAGCACGCATGCCGGAGATGGGCCACTTGTAGGCTACAAAGTCCAAATCCTCAAGCCGGGAGAGAAAAAATGGACTTCTATGGCGCTGGCATGGGACACCGAAAAACAAGCGCGTGAGCAAGCCGCAGACCTCGGAGGTTCACTGCGTCGCATTGTGAAGGTCACGGTCGAACCGATCCTGGCGAACGTCCCGCATGACCCACGCGGCCCCAACCCTTGAACAACTTCCACCGCTCGGCCCGCGTTGGGTCTGGGCGGTGGTTAGGCGTAACCCATGAAAAAAGACAAAGCTCATATACAAAGCGAAGCACTAGGAGTCGTGGTGAGCTGGCTACGAGACGAATCCCACATCGGCGAAACAGACTACGGGGAGCGTCCTGATCTTGTGTTCAAGTGGGCACAAGAGGCCCAAGACCGCATCGCGTGCTTTGTAGAACTCGAAGCAATGAAACTGAGAATGAAATCCAAAACGGCTAACGCTAAAGACCAGCCATGAGCACCAAGAGCAATAATTTCTTGTTTGTATGGGGACCGATTAAGGCAGTCCAAAAGCCAACCAAAGCCGCCCCGGCTGGTGCGAATTGCGCTGTGGCGACTGGTTCGGCTGAAGAGGAAGCCCACAAGCAATGGAGTCGGGAACTTCGAGGGCTCTATCGCCGCCGCAATCTCACTACGCAAAACTCAAAATGGCGAGTGACTATGCGAATCGACCAACTCAAACAGAGAGGCCCGATTTTGCCGAACGACTAAGACTTGCCGCGACTGCGGCGCATCAACCAATGAAAAACACAACTGACGAAACGCCGCAGGCGTTGGCAATGGCGGCTGGTTAGACCTCTTTTTAATCTATGAAAACTGGAACCGAATTGATCGCAGACGAACGCGTCCGACAAATCTCAGTCGAGAAATGGTCGGCCGGGCACGACGATGAACACGACGAAAATCAACTGGCCCTGGCCGCCGCGTGCTACGCATTGCCGCCGGATGTTCGATGTTGGGGGGAGCCGCTAAAACGCTTTGCAAACTTCCTGAATGCGCTCTGGCCGTGGGATTCAAAATGGTGGAAGCCGACTCCGAATGATCGCGTCCGCGAACTCACCAAGGCCGGGGCGCTGATAGCCGCAGAAATCGACCGCCTTCAGCGTGGGTCTAACGCGGAGGTCAGGAACGCGCCGAGCGGAAACAAACCCTAAAACCTATGCCACTCCAAAAGACACTTGAGCAAGGCGTCGCCAAGATGGGCGACGTGCGGAACAAAGACGGGTCGAGCGTACCCGGCCTATCGGATCAACGGCCCCAGTCAGGCGCGTTTTCTGTAGCGACTGGTTCGATTCCGGTCGAAGCATCGGAAATCATCCAAGTAGCCGAGTACCTCGAAGAGCGCGCCGCTAAACTAAAAACAAAGTCGAAACTACTCTATAAAACCGCGGACATTCTTGATGGCCGTTTTTAACCATGATAGTGACTGGAACACCCCTTGGTATTGACCGGAAATTGTCAAAATCTATCGAGATCATTCTCGCTGGCATTTCGGGCCATTTGACCTTGATTTCATGCCAAAGCTCCCAGCCATCCATTGCTGGCGGAGGAGCCAACCGCACGTCAATTACGGCACACACGTAATTTTTGCCGTTGTGATGCAGTACCCCAAGGGCCTCTGCCGCCGTTTCGGTGACGACCGCGCGGAACCCCTCTGCTTCCGCAGCAAGTCTGATGCAGGTGGCAACAACCTTGTTGTCCTCGACAATCAGCACCGAAGGCACGCGCCACGGAAAACACACGCGCCCAATGTCGATTTTCTCAATGTTGAAAAGGCTCCAGCTCATCGACCAATGTCGCCCTCTTTGACGCCTCCTACCTTTTGGTGGTTGGTCCGCTGTATGTAAACGCTAACGACAAGGAAAAAAGCATTAGACAGCAGCAGAAACGCGGCGTCTTTGCTCGAGCCGTCCAAAACCAGTCGGGCGGCGACGTACAGCACGCACGAGGTCACGGCCAGAGCGATGATCGACTGGGTGACTTCCCAGATCAGATTTATCTTTCGCTGTCCGTGAGTAACCAAGTCCTCCGCTGCCGTCGTGGTTGGAGCGGCGTTCTTGTCTCCTACCTTCGCGGGCGCCGGAAGAGGCTCGGGGGGGGCGTCGCCGGGCTCCATGATTCAGGAGTGTAGCGGTGCTCCGAACACTTTCCAACCGATGACGAGCAAGAGCAGGAACACGATCAAACTACCGCCGCCCGTGCGGACGTTCGGCCAAGCCGACCAGGCTCCGAAGACGACGTAGATGAGCAGCAGAATCCAGTAACAGAGAGCGAGGGACATTTTCGTAAGGGTTTGAAAGAAGGGTGGGAGTGCCGGGTCAGCCGGCCAAAGCGTCGGCACTCCCACATGGTTGACTTAAACGGCGGGGGCGGTCGGAGGAGTGACGGCCGCAAGGGCGGTCGCCTTGTCTTCCAATGCCTGACCACTGGCTTCGGCGGCATCCAGGGAAGCTTGATCCGCGGCACTCAGTGTGCCGGGGGAGTTCTGGATGGCGGCGATGTAAGCGTTTAGCTTCTGGATCTCAGAGCTAATCGCGTCGAGTGCGTTGCTGACCTTCTGATTGTGCGCAGACTGCTTGGCCACGAAGTCGCTGATTTGGGACATGAGTTCACCTATTTTCTGATTGTTTGCTGCTACGTGCTTCCCCAACTCACGGACATCGTGGGCTAGGTCGGCTAAAATGTGGATCAATTCGTGGTCGTGCATTTGGGGGGAAATTTTAGCCGGTAGCGAAGCGTCAGAATATGGGGCAATCAACCCAATTAGAGCGGCACGACCTGCCCATTGACTATCTTGATGCCGGCCGCGGTCAGAGAGTCCACAGAGCGGTACTGACTGAGCTGGATCACGTCGGCGATGACGGTGGCGAGTTGTGCGGGTGTCAGCGGGTTGCTGCCCTGCTGGAAGAGGCCGACGAAATACTGAACCATAGGCAGACCGTACTGCGCGAGAAGGGAGGCGATGATGGCGGGAGTCATGTTAGTGAGGAGTCAACTGAGTTACGGAGGCGGAGAACGTGGCTTGCTGGGTCACGAGGGCAGCGGGAGCGGGCGCGGTGGAAGAACCGGCAGCAACGACGGCCAGATTGTAGGCCGGCTGGAAGTCGTTGTCGTAGGCGTTGGCGATTTTCTGCCACTGAGCGACAGTGATTGCGCCCTGCTTCAAGAGCTGGGTGGAGGCGTCCATGCTGGCCCTGGCGCTCTTGCCCACGGCTTCGAGCGTCAGGTAGGTGGCGGTCTGCTGGGCGGTCGAGCAGCCGGTAATGGTGAACGTGGCAGCCGGCACAACGAATGCCAGCGCGAGGATGGAGATGAGCAGACGGATTTTCATGGTACTTTGGCGGGTTGATTGTCGGGGAAGGGTGGCTTGGTGAGCGAAGGAGGCTGGCCGGGATCGCTCCCGAGCGCGTTGATCTTGTCCACAGCGGCGGCAACGTTGCTGACCGTGGAAGCGTCGGCTGCGAAGAGAGCCGTGATGCCCTTGCCAAGCGCCGACAGGACGAATCCGACTACCGTGATCGCCACGATCACCTTTGACGGGACTTCCGTTTGCGTCGTGATGACGCCGACTCCAATGAGCGTTGTCCCGGTGATGGAGATTGCTCCACCGAGAGAGGTTTTCCAGTTATTTTTCATGTCAGTAGTGCTTCGCGCCGGATGCGAATGAGGTGGGGATGATCATGGTTATAGATTTGGCATCGCTACAAAGGTTGGGTCTGGGGTGACAACGGATGCTGCTATCACCGTGGCGTCGGCGGTTGAGTCTATTGTTATGGTCGTTCCCACGACGGTCAGCACCTTCTTAACTCCGGTCACGCCCGCAATCGTGATGTAGTCGCCGGGCTGAATGTCGGTCGCGCT